TACTATTTTATTTATAGTAGATTGAGGTATTTCCTCAGTATTTGCTTCTCCAAATGTACTAGTCTCTAAATTAAATTTTGAAATAAAATCTAAAAACACTTGAAAAAGCACAGGGTTATTAAAAATAATTTCCTGTTTATATTGCCATAAAGGCATTTCTTGTCCATTTTCTAATGTAACAAAAGAAGCTTCTCTTCTTACTGTTGCTTTTTTACCTTCGGACCATTTACGTTTATTAAGACTATCAATAAATACATGATTCCAATTATTAAGATCTTGCTGAAGTTGTAAATCAGCTTGCTCTTGTTGTTGCATTAATGCTAAAGTTTTTTGTTCTTCTAAACTAGCTTTATGTTGTGCTATTTGAACAAAGTGAGCTTTAGCGATTTCTGCTTCACGTCTGAGTGTTAAATTCTCTGCTAACCTTTCAATTTGAGCAGGTACATTTTCTATAATCTTTCTATCTCTATTATCACTTGGATCTAATCCATCTGTATGATATAGTTTTACAATAGCTTTTTGTGCTCTTTCTGAAGCAATATTATAAGTAGCAAAATCAAATTCTTCCTTTAGTATGTTTTGCATTTTAGGAAGATCTGTAAAATTTTTACCATAGTAACCATAATCAAATAATTGTAACATTAATGGATCATGTGCTATTTGATTTCTAACAAAGTAAAGGGCTTCATCCCTTTGTGCTGCTAGGGTATCATTCTTATACATTGCTAATGTATCTAAATCTAATCTACTATAATCTACATTCTCTGGTAAACGAATCATATCGAATTCCTCGAGGATATTAAATGCCAAAAGATAAGGATCTTCTCTATTTATTTGATTGCTATCTTCACGTTCTTGTTGCATATCATGCGGTAATCGTGGAGATTGCTGATTCAAATTCTGTTGTGGAGTTTTTGTACCACTATCTTGGAAGTCAGGATCTAATGCTGATGGTTGTACTTCAAGAGTTTTCTTATGTGCATCTTCCCAATGGTCTCTTTCTGGTTCTCTAGGTTGACGTACAGCAGGAGTACTTCGTGGTTGTGATTGTACATGTTGTGGCGTATTTACTTGTAGGCCTCCTCCTGTATTCATTGTTGGAGTAGACGTAGGAAGATTTTGTGCAGCTGCTTCCATAGCTTTATTTTCACTAGCAATAATGCTATCCACATCAAAGTTATCACCCCAAGAATTACTTGCTATTTGACTTAAGTCTGGTTTGTTTGCCATTTTTTAATTTTTTTAAATATTATGTATTGCCTTCTCAATAGACAAGATGCTTTTAGCTACAGATACTGCGTTAACTAGTGAATCTATTAATACTCCAGTTGGGTCATAAATAGTATAATCATCTAGTCCATAGAATTCATTAGTGATTACATTATAACCTAGTTCATTATCTCTTATTTTAGGATATATTTCCTCCATATTTATATCAGAGTTTTTACACAACTGCTCGAATGGTTCTAATAAACTATTAACTAGAATACTATATCCTTCTCCAAGATGAGACTTTCTAAGTTCCTCAGCAGTTTTAATAAATGTATATCCACCACCAATACTGATACCTCTATCAATAGCAGCTTTAACAGCTTCTGCTGCATCGTCTATTCTATCTTTTTTCTCATTCATCTCTACTTCAGTTGGGGCACCTACATATATTACAGCTACACCTCCTGCTAATGTTGCTAGACGTCTTTTATAGTAGACTTTATCGTTTTCACTTATGTCTTCTTCTGCAAGTCTAGTTTTCGTTATTTCTATAAGTTGATCTACAATAGGAGTTTCAGCAAACCCTCCTAAAATAGAAGTATAATCTTCATCTACTATAACTTCTTCTGCAAATCCAATTTGACCTGGTTCCTCAGCAGTACTTCTACTAGCACTAGTTAATGCAGCTATGTCATTCATAATTTCTGTCTTACGATCTCCAAAACCATCATGTTCTGTTATCATAATATTAAATTGTTCTGGATGCATAATCTTATTGTTAATTAAAGTCTGCAATACTACAGGCTCTATGTCATTAACTATAAATAGTATAGGATTATTCTTAACTAACCTACCATGTTCATCTCCATTAACTATACTAATATATGGTTGTAAATCAGATATACTTCTAATAGTGTCATCAAATAATACTATGTATACTTTACTAGCTTTCCATTCCATTCTAACATGATCAGATAAAAATTGTGGAGCATAGAACCCTTTATTATATTTTATGCCTTTAACCTTATCAATTCTATTCTTTGTTTTATGAGACGACTTAACTTCAATATGTCCATACACTCCTATATCTTGTATAATGTCATATATAAAATTACCTATCTCTGTATTACTAGCTGATACAGTTGCAATATGCAATAGCTTTTCAAAGTTAGCTTCTATATTTAATGAGTGCTTCTTAATATACGTTATAGCCATGTCTTTAGCTGCATCTATTTCTTTAGATAACTCATAAAAACTCTTACCTTTTGCCATAGCTTTAAACCCCTCATTAATAATATATTGTGCTAAAATCAATGTAGTTGTTGTACCATCTCCACTAGACTTAACTGTTTTCTCTGCTGCCTCTCTAACTATCTCAATAGCCATTCTTTCAATTGGATCATCAGAAGTTACCTGATTAGCTGCTGTTACACCATCTTTAGTAATTCTAGGTCTTTGTGTTCTTCTATCATTAAACAGAACATTTTTTCCCTTAGCTCCTAATGTTACTTTAACAGTATCTGCTAACTTATTAACTCCTTTAATAATCTTTTCCTTAACAGTCATCTTCATAGCTTCTTCTTTATATACTGTAAAATAAGCTTCCTCTTTATCTTGAAGTGTACTATTTAATTTTTTTGCAGATTTATAAAAAGGATGTGGAGGCATTCCATTATCTTTAAGTACATTATCTAATTCTTCTTTACTTTTCATTTCTTTTTAATTTAACTAAGTATCAATTAAGATACTTAGTTTAAGTGTGTAATGTCTACTTCTTGGTAGACTTATCTTTTGCTGCTTTTGCTTTTATTTTTTCTAGTTTCTCTTTATTTTTAGCTTCAATCTTTTTTAAGTTAATAGCTTGTTGTTGATTACCTGTTTCTTGACGTTCTTTTGCAGATAGCTCACTATCTCTTTGAGCTATACGTGCATCTTCTTGTGAAAGTTTATGACGTTCAATATTAAGTTTTTCTTGATCATTGAATACTTGATTTCTAAATTGTTCAATTTCAAGAACATCTGGCATACCATCTCTATCCCTATCTTTTTCAGGATCCCAAGCCATAGAATTAATTTGTGCTTTAAGAACATCGAATTCGCCTTTAAGATTAATCTCATCCATACGTTGTTTTCTATCAGCTTCAATTTGCTCTTGTTGTTGTTTTTGCATTTCTTGCTCATGTTGTTGTTGAGCTTCTTGAGCTTCTTGTTCTCTTTTCTCAATTCCTTTTTCAATACCTTTAAGCTCTTCTTTAAACTCTGCTAAGTTATCAGTATCTAACATAGTTAAAAGAGTAGAAAAATTAATCTTATCATTTTGTATAAGTGCTTGCATAAACCCTTTAGCTTCTTGTAATGTTTGATGAGATCTAGTATTATTTCCTATACGTATAGAATACTCATCTTCTAAGGAGATTAAATCTAAATCAATTAATGCTATTTCATCATCAGATAATATTTGACGTACAAACCCTGTTTGCCCATCCATCGTTTTAACAGCTGTCTCACATAACGATTGTAATACACTTTGCCATAACATCTCATGACCTGCAAATATACTATTCGTAATATTCATAGATTGTGCCATGTCTCGTTGATTATCTGTAACATTAGTACTAGCTCCCGTTTGTGCTAAACGTTGATCTGATACCCCTGCAGATACTTTCATTTGTTGTTCTACAAATTCTAATAAATTAGTATAGTGTGTAAGTTGCTGTGAATTCGATAAGTCTAACCTTTCTGCAGGTTTAGTACTATAAGCTACATTAGTGCCTTGTGTATGTGCCAATGGATTATAAGGTAATACCCCATGATCTATACCTATTTGAAGGGCTCTTTCATAACCTACTCCTTTATCCATCATAAGGATATTAAGTAGTTGTATAACTCCTTTATCTTGTGTAATAAGTTTTAACCATTTAGACATAATTATATAGTATAGTTTCTGCCATGGTTTAATTCTATCCATTACACAAACACTAAAAGCATTTCTATTGCCATATATAAAACCATGAATAGGTAACTTAGTTTTATAAGGATTTAACATAGATTGGTAAGCATTTTCATGTGGTTCTATTTTTACATAAATATCACCATTAATTCTAGTTCCTTTCCATACTTCTGGGATCCATATCCATTCCAAAGTCCTAGGAGATTCATCTGTAGTAGATGTCCATTCCCATTTAGATTTACTTTTAGAAAACATATGTGGTTTATAATTAACTTTCTTTGCTCTATCTGGAATAGCATACTCTTCATCTACAAAAGTAGTAGCTTCTTTTCCATACTCATTTATATAAGTTAATTTTCCTATTCTCCTTTGAGATTTCCAATACATAGTGTACACTACACAATAGCTTTCATAGTTATGTTTAGATTTATCTGAAGCATAAAGTCCATCTGATAATACATTAGTAGAACCATAAGAGGGAATAGTAGATAATGGATGTTGATAAGTATATTCATACTTTTTAATATTATCCCAATGTGAAGGAGATTCACCATTCTTTGAATGAAACTTAGCATCTGTCCCAAAGACTTTGCTATTATATTGTTTCAGTCTATCTATATCTTTTTTATTAAGATTTTCTCCATACTTATCTAATACATCAGTAACTGTAAGTTCTTCTTTGTACCCTACATAATCTGAATCTTGTATAAAAGGAGTATCTGCAGATTTATGGAAAAATAGATTAAGTGCATTAATTTGTTTAACATAAGGTACATTAGTAGTTTCATCTACACAAACTTCTACAGCTTCCACTCCTGCAATTAATGCGTCTTCAAACGTTTCATTTTTAAGCCATTTCAAATTCTGGTTAACAGCCATTGACTTTAATAGCTTATGAATTGTTTTTTCTTTTTTTGACTTATAATTTATATATTTACTTTCGATTTTTTCAGGATCAAGTAATTCAGCTTCTTTTCTATTAAATTCCTCTTGGGCTTGTTGTGTTACTTTTTCAACTTCTTCTGGCGGTGCTCCTTGAGTTTGTTCTTGAATCATTGCTTCTCCAATAGCTTGTTGGCGTTCTATTTCATTTGCTAACATACTATCCATATAGTTACGATAATCACGTTCCTTAGCTCTAAGCATCTCATTAGTTGCTTTAGGTGATAAGTTAATTACTCCAAAGGACCAAGGCATTTTAGATTCTTCCCCTTTAAGCACCTCTATAATAGTATGAGTCTTATTGAATGGTTCTACAAACTTTTTACCTTCCCCTTTTTCTAAACCTAGTGTATCGCAATATTCTCTATATTCTTCTTGTTCTATCTGATTATTCTTTAACCTATAGTTCTGCCATATACGATACCAGTCATTGCCGAATTCATCCACCCTAGATGCTATTGCATCTACTTGATTTGTTCTCCACGATTTATTTTTCTTGCTTGTAGCAAGTCTCTGTGGTTCAAATGCTATCATTGTATTATACTTTTAAATGATTAAATATCATGATCCCATGATATATTAAATATCATGTTCTTTCCATGATACATTATTTCTAGTGCTTCCATTACTTCTTTGTCGTTCTTTATATACTGATTTCTCTTTAGATGAGCCATAGTTTTTTATAAATAAACCTTCCCAGAAATTTGAAACAGATCCGGGACCTTCCATGCCTTTATTGTATTCTAAGAAGTCTTCATTCCAATGCTCATTAATTTGTATAATTGCTCCCATCATTGCCATAACTGTATCAAAGTTACCTGTTCTATTATATGCAATAAGCTCTTCTATAAGAGCTCTATCTTCTAGTAAGTCTAAATTCCTAACTCCTTGAAGTTCAATAACCTCATCATTAGCATCAACTACTTTTTTATTACTTTGTCTAGTTAATAGCCATTCTAATACTAAATCCTCACCAATTTGTTTATGTCGTGAAGAACCCATCGAATGTCCGTACTCTCGTAATAATGTCTTAGAATTTGGTAAATACTTCGATATAGTCATCTCTGGTTTAGACATCAATCTAGTAAGTTGTTTCTTTCTTATAAAGTATTGTAATATACCACCATCTCTATCATTTTCAAATGTAATCTTAGCATTATAATATTTGCTTAGTTTTAATAGTAATTCATGTACATGTTGAGGTCGATCCTTAGCTCTACCACGATACGTACAAACAACTTTCTCTGCTCCGAAGTCATGTACAAACTTTGGAGTCTTCATAACTATAATCGAAGTCAATGATTTACCTCCTGAAGTGTTCTGTCCAATAGGGTCAACACTTATAATATATGCTCCTTCTGGTACTCTACCAGATATCTTCATAGGAGCTTCGTATCTTAATAAACAACCTTCTCTATCTAAATTAGAGACTACTCGTTTATCTATAGGTTGTAATTTATTATCTAAGTCTACTTTAAAATATACATGTCCTACGAATAGCTGAATCTCTAGCAAAAAGATCAGCTACTGGGAATATATTACCTTCAGGTGTTAAGAAAGCTTCACTAGGAGTTTTACAATACTGAGTTAAGTATTTATCATATTGATTCTTATCACCATTCTCTTGTTTAATACGACGTTCTTTATTAATATACATCTCTGCAACCCAAAACGTAGCATTGCCATTCTTATCAAGTGCTTCATAAGTAACATCTTCTATTACTATCTCAGCCCCAAAACAAGCCCACATCTCTGAAACAAACCATCCTGCTTGTTGGTCACTTACAGTATACTCATATGTGTTTTTAAAAGAAGCTAATTCAGCTGAGTCTGGGGAAGTAAATAATTCACTAAATCCATAAGAATGCCCTTTCTCGCCATTATCTTTTACCATCGATCCACCAGTACCAAAAATAATTGCGAGGCCCTTTATGATAGCACCTGGCTTTAATACTGGCCTAGTAAACTCCCAAGCATCTTTAAGTCGTTCAGTTTTACCTGCCTCTTCAAAATATACTCTATCTGCACCTTGTCCTGCAGCTTTATCCGGTCTATTAGATAATGATACTGTAGATATTGTA